AGTGCGCACCGCGTGACTGGCGAAACGTCCCCAACGTGACAGGGGACTATGATCTTGATGCAACGATTTTGAATCGAAAGAACGGCGACATGCGTGCACGTTTGGAGTTGTACGTCCGTCCGAAAAAAGCCAGCTATGGCTATCTCACTGCGTACAACGGTTATCACAATTACCAAGGAGACAGCTAAATGAAATCGATGAAATCTAAATCGGGCAGCGGTTACAAAATGGTCGAAGATGCGATGCCGGCGGCCAAGATGAAGGCGAAGAAGAAGGACCAGAGCACGCCGAAAATGACGAAGCCGGCCAAGTACGAAAAGTCTTCAACTAAGACCAAAAGCTAATGCCTTTGAAAAAAGGCAAAAGCAAAAAGACTATCTCGGCCAATATCAAGACCGAGATGGGTCGTGGCAAACCGCAGAAGCAGGCCGTCGCGATTGCTCTGCGCACTGCCGGCAAGCCCAAACCGAAGGAAATTTAAATGGCTAATCTGTCAGTGGGGCGTGGTGAAAAACTTTCAACCAAATCCGGAGCGGGCCTAACCGCAAAGGGACGGGCGAAGTACAACCGAGAGGAAGGCAGCAACCTCAAAGCGCCAGCGCCAAACCCCAAGACAGAGGCAGACAAGGGCCGCAAGGCCAGCTTCTGCGCTCGGATGAAAGGCGTTGTGGCTAACGCGAAAGGCGACGCACCGAGAGCCAAAGCAAGCCTGAAGCGGTGGAACTGCTCATGAAGCCGGGTCTGTATGCCAACATCAATGCGAAACGCAAACGCATTGAGGAGGGTAGCGGGGAGAAGATGCGCAAGGTTGGCTCAAAAGGAGCACCAACAGCCGAGGCGTTCACCAAATCGAAAAAAACTGCCAAGGCCACGGCCAAACCGAAGAAATGAATTGCAAGATGGAAGCAACCCGATGACTCACGAACTAGAAACGATTTACAAGGCGGCTCAGGTTGTGAGCCACGCGGCAGGTTTGCAAGCCGTGTTCGAGGCCGGCGTACGGTCAACTCTGGTGGTGAGAGAGGAACAACTGGAGGCTGCCGAAGTGGTGGCAGACCAACCGGTGGATCCGTCTCCGGACGTTGTGGCTTCCCGAAAAGCGTCAAAAGCTTGACGTTCGTTTCGAATGGCTTCCAAGGGCGGGCAGAAGGGGAACGATAACGCGTCGCGCGGCGCACGAGTCCGGCAGTCTCTAGAGCGGGCACTGGCTCGTCTCGGCGGGACTGTCGACAAGGGCTTGGACCGCGTGGCCGACCAGATTGTGGGCTTGGCCGTTGAGGGTGAACAGTGGGCTTGCACCATGATTGCTGACCGGCTGGACGGCAAGCCGCACACCACCATTGAAATGGCAGTAACCGACGAGAGGCCCACGGCGCTCAATGCAGAACAGCTCGCAGACAAACTCGCAGCCGCTCTCGCAGGTAGAGCACCAGCTGCGGAACACACGATTCAGTGACCTGCTCACGGTCTGGGATGCGCTAGACGGGCGCGGCTCGGACCATGCGGCAATGCGCTGGCTGGCCACGGTCGACCGGTATTATCTGCTAGTCAAATTGCTGGGCCGCACTGACGTCTGGCATCCGTGGCTCTATGAGCGATGCCGGCAGGTGGAACTGCACCCGGACAACCATCTCGACCTGTGGGCGCGTGAGCACTACAAGTCCACGATCATCACGTTCGCCGGAATCATCCAAGAGATTCTCAAAAGACCAGAAATTACGGTCGGCCTGTTCTCGCACACTAAGCCCATCAGCAAAGCGTTTCTTGCTCAAATCAAACGCGAGTTTGAGGGCAACGAACTGCTTAAAAGCCTGTTCCCTGATGTTCTCTGGGGCAACCCGCAGAAGGAAGCGCCAGTGTGGTCGCTCGACGCTGGCATCGTAGTCAAGCGCCAGGGCAACCCGAAGGAGGCCACCATTGAGGCTCACGGCTTGGTCGACGGACAGCCGACGTCCAGGCATTTCGCGCTTCGGGTTTACGATGACGTCGTGACGCTGGAATCCGTCAGCACGCCAGAACAGATCACCAAGACCACCGAGGCGTGGTCCATGTCGGACAACCTAGGCACTGCCGGTGGTCGCTGGTGGCATATCGGCACCCGGTACAACTTTGCTGACACCTATGCGCACATAATGGGCACAGGCATCGTCCCCAGAATCCATCCGGCCACGCACGACGGCACGAAGGACGGCAGGCCGGTCCTGTTTTCCGAAGAAGAATGGGAGCGCAGGCTGCGCACTCAGCTTGAGGCCACCATTGCTTGCCAGATGCTACAAAACCCGCTGGCCGGCACTCAGCGCTGGTTCAACCCCGAAGACTTGCAGACCTACGAAGCGCGACCAGAGACGCTGATGTGCTATCTCATGATCGACCCGGCACGTTCCAAGAAGAAAGGCTCTGCCAATACGGCGATGGCGGTCATCGGTATTGATTTCCAAGGCAACAAATACTTGCTCGATGGATACGACCACAAAATGGACCTGCTTGAGCGTTGGACCCACATGCGCGACCTCTGGCGCAAATGGCGAGTGGCACCCGGAATAGTGGGCATCAAGGTTGGTTATGAACGGTTCGGCGCGATTGCCGACATGGACTACTTTGAGGAGCGAATCAGGACGGAGAACGTGCAGGGACTCAGCATCGACCCGCTAGAATGGCCGCACGACAGTCCCGGCTCTAAAGATGACCGCGTGCAGCGCCTTCTGCCGGACATCAGGAACCATGCGTTTTTTTTGCCGAGAGAGCCAGAAGACGACGAGCCAGACTTAAGCCCACAGCAAGTGCGCATGATTGCCCAGGGCTACGATTACCGAATTGCCAAGCCCATCGTGTACCGTGATGAGAACGGCCAGCTGTACAACCTGAGCGAACGTCTAAAGATGCAGGTGGCGTATTATCCATTCTGCGGGCTTAAAGATTTGATTGATGCGGTGTCGCGAATCTATGACATGGACCCGCGAGCACCAGAATATATTGATTCCGACATTATGGAACCGGAGTACAGCTAGATGACGCAGCAAGTAATTAACGTGGGAACGGTGGCCGGAGACAACACTGGCGATCCCGGTCGTACTGCGTTTCAGAAAGTGAACAGCAACTTCAACGACCTTTATACCGCAAACACCTATGCACAAATCACCAACGTTAAAGCTTATGGAGCGGTTGGGGATGGGACTACTGACGACACGACAGCAATTCAGGATGCGATAACTGCCGTCAAAAATACGTCAAAAGAATTATTTTTCCCCGCAGGCAGCTACCGAGTGACATCGTCGCTGGTGATGGATGCGGTAGGGATGTCTTTCATAGGCGCTGGTGGTGGCGGAAACGCACGCAGTGCGACAGGCAGCGCGGGCGTAGTCGGTACTGGCAGCAACGTCAGCGCAACGCAGATCATTGGCGATTTCAACGGCGGCGCGGTGATTCGCATCAAAGCGCAAGGCTGCACAGTGTCTGACATGACCATTTCGCGGTCAGCGACAGCCTACGCAGCAAGTTTTGCGGTGAACGACGCGGGCGTAATGGTTTGTCCCGACGACGCGGTTGGTTATCAAACGGCACGCAAGGCTTACTTGCTCAACTTGCGCGTCATGAACCAGAACGGGGACGGCATCCTTTTTTGTAATGAGTTTGTTAATTCCGTGGCCGAAAACTGCGAGGTAAATTGCGTCAAAGGCTCCGGGTTTATGGTGGCCGGAGGCTCGTATCTATCGTTTACCAACCGTGCACAGCCCGGCATGGTCACGCTGCTGAATTGCACATCATGTTGGACGGGCGGTCATGGGCTGCGCGTAGGTGGCGGCGCAGCCGAAGTGGATGGGACTGATGCTTGTTATCGCGTGGTCGCCATCCAATTTGAAGCGTTTTACAACACGATTATCGCGGCGAACTGTGTGTCCACGCCTGCAATTGCCAACCTCTACCTTAGCGGACTGACGCATACGCTGATTTCCTGCGCGTTCGATGGCCGAGCGGAGTTTCCGAGTGATGCGCCAGCAAACTCAAGCGCGGTGATTCGCGGCGTAAATATCAAGCTGATCAATCATCGGATGATTCAATGCACAACTCCGGCTGCATATGTTGTGGCTCCTGCGGCTGGTGTAGCGGCTTTCTCTCGCGGCGTTGAAATAACCGGCTTATACGTCGTAAACAGTTCCGGCGGCGCTGGATATTTCAATCCTGTGGTAAACATTGCCTCTGCCGTGCGCGGCGTTTTGGTGGATTGCAACCAGCCGGACGCAACCTCTGCGGCAGGCATTGCCGCTTTAACAAACAGAACCGTAAACACGCAATGGGAAGAACGGTTCAACGGCGCAAATATTACGGCTCAGTCGATGCAAATCGCGGCTGGTGGGACACAGAACGGGATGGCGCAGCCAGACGTCATTACCTTGTTGGATGACAAAGCCGGGTATTTTCAATGGGACGACGTCACTAAAGGGCTGGTTCTAATTGGCGGGAACGCCGCTGCTGGTCAAAGCGGATTATTGACGTTTAGGGTCGGAACGTCCGGTTCGTTAACCTCGATGTCCGTCACATCAAATTTGAACGTCACAACGGGCCAGCTAACTGGGACGACAGGCACCGACGGCAAATTAACGGTTAGCGCAGACACTGCAACCAACAGGCTCTACATTGAAAATCGACTCGGGGGGACTTACAGCTATGCGGTCACGTTCCTGAGTTGCAATACCAATTCCCCTGGCACTGGGGTTTTGTCGACGTTCGTCAATTTATAAGGTAAGGGCATGATTGAAAATTCGCCTTTGAATTGTCTGGAACACTTGGTAATTGCCCTTGCGGTGCAGGCTGTATTGGGCTGGCTAACCGGCAACTGGTGGATAGGAGCGGCGTTGATGTCAGGCGTGATGATTGGCCGAGAGCACGCGCAGGCAGAGTACAGGTGGATCGAGCATTACGGCCACGGTCGCCGTGCCAACCTGCCTTGGTGGGGTTGGGCAGATCCTCGCGTATGGGATGTGCATTCTTGGTGGTGGAATCTGACGCTTCCAGTGTTGTCCGTCGTCGCAGTCGCAGGAGTAATAACTTATGGCGTATAGCAACGCATGGCAGAACCACGACGACTTCACTGCCGACAGCGTTTTGATCAACGCCAGTGGTTCGCCAGGCTATGTCACCAGCCCTAGCACACCATCATCTGGTGGCACTTATGCGCAGTGGACGGCAGATGGTTACTTCAGCACGTACCTTTATCCGCCGGCAATTCAGCAGCGTGGCGTGCCGCACAGCCTTGGCCTAAACGTCACATCTCGGCAATTCTCTTGGAAGGAGATGGCAATCCGTGCGTGGGGTTCGGAGTTCAACGCACCCGACCATAGGGTTTATGAGTTTTCCAACGGGCGCGGATTTGATTCAACCGACCGGGGCGATACCGGCTTTTACGAACCAGTGGTGAACTGATGCGAATTCTTGAGAAAGGCGACGCGGCAGAGCGTTCCCAGATGGAGCTGGCGATGGATGTCGGCAAGGCTTTGATGGAGCACTACCCTAACCATCCGTGGGTGGTGGGTTTTCAAGGAGGCGGCATCGTGATTCGTCATCTGGTGATTGCTGGGGCCGTGGCCGAGGAAATTGGGCGAGAAGGGTTTGCCAGCCTGCTGCCGAAAGACAAGCTCGGCACGCCGAAGGAAGTTCAGCGCTCGGCGGTGGAGTTCGGTGGGCAGTTGCTGGAAGCGTTTGGCTTAAAGCGCGGCGCTTGGCACGGTGAGCTGCCGATTGTTCCTGTGTCTTGGCGGTTCCGACAGGAGAAGGGTTTTACATGAGCGAGAGCACCCAGTCGCGGCCGCAGCCGCCAAGCATCAAAGACCCGAAAGAGGCTGATGTAGAGCTCTGGTATGCGGCGTCAGAAGAAGATGACGGCGGCCCGCAGCCTGAGCAGTACGACGATGATGACATGGAGTTTGATTCAGACCAGCCCAACTGGTCGCGACGCGCAAAAGATGCCTGGCGTTTCTCCACATCGTTTGTGGACTCCAACTACCGCAGCCTATGGGATGACTCGATCCGTGCGTTCAACAATCAGCACGCATCGGACAGCAAGTACAACAGCGAGATTTTCCGCAAGCGCTCGCACATGTTTGTGCCGAAGACCCGCGCCATCATTCGCAAGAACGAGGCGGCAGCGGCGGCAGCATTCTAGCAACATGGACCGC